GTGTTCTGTCATGTCATTCAGCTTCGGAAAGGCGGCAACTGGCTTCCCCGCTCCCAGGTCGCCGGCTCGGCCGGTGCGCGCGGCTGGCTGGACTTCAGGAAGGCCAACCCCGCGTACTACGGCCTGACCTGGGATGCCCGGCTGCTGAGCATGAAGGACCCCGAGAAAGACTGCCTCGAGCCGCTGCACTACGCCCGAATCCTCGCCATCAAAGAAGGCGGCATCATGCTCACCGGGGTGGAGATCACCTTCCGGGCCGTGAAGAGCAAGCCGACGCACATCCGGCAGACCTGGTGGTGTGTCGTGCACGAGGAGGAAGGCTATGCTGCGCTCGACCGCCACAACCCGAAGTCATCCACCGGGTTCGACGTGAACGACGACGACAGGACCGATTGAGGAGCCATCGTGTGCAGCAACTATGAAGCCGTGTCCCGTGCCGACCGTCTGCTGTCCTTCTTCGGGGTGGTGCGGCAGGACCAAGAGGGGCCGATCCTGACCTGGCCGACCGGCATGGCGCCGTTCATCCGACTGGCCGAAGACGGATCGGGCAACCGCCGCGTCGACGACGGCGCCTTCGGCCTGCTGCCCGGGTTCGCCAAGGAGCTCGCCTATGGGCGCAAGACGTACAACGCTCGAACGGAGACGGTGGCCAGCCTGCCGAGCTTCCGCAGCGCGTGGAAGAAGGGGCAGCGCTGCATCATCCCGGCCGAGGGCATCTTCGAGCCGAACTGGGAAACCGGGAAGGCGGTGCGCTGGCGCATCCAGCAGCCCGGCGAGGTGCCCATGGGCATCGCCGGCATCTACGAGCACTGGACGTCGCCCGAGGGCGAGAAGATGTTCAGCTTCGCCATGCTGACGGTGAACGCAGACGGGCACCCAGTGATGCAGCGCTTCCATCGGCCCGAAGACGAGAAGCGCATGGTCGTCATCCTCGACCCCGAGGAATACGACCGCTGGCTGACGTGCCCGGTCGCCGAGGCGCCGTCGTTCTTCAAGCAGTGGATGGGGCAGCTCGACGCATACCCGGCGCCGCTGCCTCCGCGGCCGAAGAAGACCAAGCCGGTGGAGCCACCAGCCGCAGAGCCTGATGCACCGCCGCCACCCACTGGCGACCTGTTCTAGGCCCCGACAATCGAACGATGAGCCAAGCTGAATTCTTCCCCTCCGAATCCACCATCCTCTACACGCCGGCCTGGTACAGCAGCACCGCGCGCGAGGAACGCGCCCTGCCGCTCGCGCCGGGCGACTACAAGGTCACGCCTGGCCACGGCGCCGAGCGCTGGACGGTCACTTCGCTGAAGGACAACACCACGGTCTACAGCGGTATCGGGCCCGTCGAGATCCGCCGCGCGTGAAGGCAACACGATGACGACCCTCTACCTGCAGATGACCGACAAGCTCTCCGCGCACTGGAGAGCCCACAACAACGCCTACCCGCGGAAGTTCGTTCTGAGCCCGGCGCTGCGTGACGAATACCTGAAATGCCTCAGCTGGGTGACGGACGCGCGCGTGAGAGTGACCACCATCCAAGAGAAGCACATGGGCGTGCCCATCGAGATCGACGAGGCCTCGCCGGGCGTCATGGTGGCCGCCGACGGCACCGAGGTCGCGCTGCAATGAGCGGCGCCCCAAATCCCATTCGCAGAAGTTCGATTTCCCTCCGAAACACCGTAGTTCTGCTTGCCTGCTTGATTGCGCTAGCGCCGGCAGCCCTGATGTTCAACTACGTGTTGACCACTGGGGGCGCCAACTTTCAAGATGACTATGCCTTCTATGTCGAATTCTTGACGCCCATCTGGAACGATGGATGGACGCTTTCTCGAGTTCTGGACGGCGCTCCCCACGGGCCGCACTTCACGGCCATCCCCGTCTTCCTCCGATCTCTATGGATGCTCTCAGGCGAATGGAGTGCTTTCAGTGAAGCACAGGTGTCTCTCGCTCTTGGCGTTCTGCGCGTGCTGCTGGTCTACCAAATTTTCGCAAGCCGGCTCCCCTCTTTGTACGCGCGCTGCTGCCTTCTCGCGACCGCATCGCTGCTGATTTTTGCTCCCGCTCAAGTGGGCCTCTACGTCTATGGCGATACTGGCTTAACGATGGGTATCGACAGCTTGGGATTTCTCCTGGGCCTATGGGGGGTGGCTCGATTCCCAGCAACATGGAAAGGCGTCGCGCTGGCCATCCTTGGAGGTTGGCTATCTGCCTGGGCGTGGGGCATGGCGGTGACGTGGATCGTGCTCTTCCTCACTGCTTTCTGCTTTCGATTTTCGCGCGTGCAACTACTGACGGTGATTCTTGGCGGCGTGTGCGTTCATGCCCCAATGTTTCAGTACCTCGATCGCTTCGTCGACGGCATGAGCACGGGTCACAACTTCTTCAATCTCAGCATGATCATCGGCGCCTTAGGGCGCCCATTCGTTCCGAACGTGACCGACATCGGAAACAACCCTCTCGCGAACTGCATCGGGGGCGCCGCGTTGGTCGCTGCGCTGGTGAGCACTCTGTACATCGCGCGGATCAAGGGGCACTCGAACTCGATACTGCTGCGCGCTACACCTGCGTGGGCATTGATGGCATGGTCTCTCCTCTACCTTTATCAGGTATCGATTTCGCGGACCACCATTGGTGCGTGGTACGTCGGCCTCTCCGTCTATTTTTGGATTTCCCTGGTCGCCCTCCTCTTGCTCTTCTTTGGCCCCGCGAGAGATGAGCGCTTCGGTCGCCTCGCCGCCTCAAGCACCTTAATTGGTCTTCTTGCAATGGCAGGTTTCTATATCCCAGCGAATCAATCGTTCGATCAGAAAACGCCCTTCTTACAAAGTAGGACCTTAAGTTCAGAAGCATGCCAGCGTCGATACCTCAGCGCACCAACGTATTGCGAGATGCTTCTGTTCTTCTGGCCGCCGACTTACGAATTTGCACGGTTTTCTCGTTTCTTCGCCGAGACGGGTCTGGCGAGTTTAGGGCAGCACCAAACTTGGACTATGCAGGGCGACTTCGTCTTCAACAACGTGTGGTTCAAAGAATCACCCGAATTCCCACAGGTCAAATGGATACGAAAATTGGACTTCAAAGGAAGACCGCAGTCTTGGCAGACGCACGAGCGGCTGAATCTCCATATCCCATTTGCGCAAAAAGCATTCTGGAAGGTCGCACTACCGGACGGCACCATCGATGCCAAATACAAAGTCAAAATTCACAACCCTGGAGACTCGGTCGCTGTCTTCTCGCTTGAAGCATCTTTCAGAGACTCCAGCTCTGCACCTACACGCGAATATTTGGTAAAGCCACATTCAGCAAGCGAGATCGAAATAGATGCGACAGAGTGGCGCGGCAAAGAAGTTGCGATCAGCATGGTTGCAGCTGGAGATCCCCGACAACCAGGCTTGGTATTGGAATACCCTCGAATCAAGCTCCATGTGGAGAGGGCGGCAGCGGCGAAATTGACACCTTACAAGGTCAAGGTTCAGGGAATTCCAGAAAACACTGAGCTAAGTCCAATCGAGGAATTCGCAAATACCGGGAATGACTACGTCTGGACAAGAAGTCAGAGCATTCGCTGGAGTGAACTCTACGCCAACCCTTGGACTCCAGAACGCGGTGCGGACTGTGCGGGTGACTATCGCGCGCTGAAGATCACGGCTGCGGTTCCCGTCGCCGCGGACATAAGATTCTTCTACGTGCTATTTGCAACACGGGCACCAAACGGCGACTACTTCGAAGACAAACTGCAGATGCCCTTGCTCGCTGATGGCAGAAAGCACACATATACGGTTGACCTGAAGCTGCTGCCAATCGTTAAGGGCGACAAGATCGAGAAGGTTCGTATCTATTCTTTGTTGAGCCCGGCGTCAAACGAAGTGGAGGTGGATTTTCCGGAAATTCGCCTCGTGCGGTATGTCGCTCAAGGCTCCTATTGCGAGCACCGAAGCCAAATGCAAAAAGCCCCCTAGCGAGAACGCTAGGGGGCATATTTGCAGTGCACGCTGCCCTAGGGCGGCGCAAGCAGTGCACGATCGTTCTTCAAGGTGCCAAGCAGAAGCTGCACTTCGTTGTCTCGCCCTTCAACAACGAGTCTGCCTCCCTCAAGAAGCTCTCGACTTCGCGCAGCCATGGCTGCGAGGACTGCGGATCGATCCGCAACACGCTGGCAGGCAGCGGGGTCGCCGCCGGCTTGGTCCCGATCACGGGCAACGTAGTCGGCATATTGCTTGCGCACCCGGTCGCGCTCAGCAGCAACAGCACGGCGGCGCTCGTCCAGCGCCCCGAGGCGAGCTTCGTAGGCATAGATGTTCTCCTGTTGGGTCTTGGCATGGTTCACCATTAGCGCTATGACCCGCTGCAGGTCCGCCAGCGCAGCCAATGCGCGGGCGGTGTTCTCCTTGGCGCGGTCCGCCTTTTCGGCCGCCAGATCTGCCCGCGCGCCTGCGGCGCGGGTACGCTCGATGCCGGCCGTGGTCAGCGCCGCCACGAGCCCGAGGCCCAGCGCCCAAAGCAGCGGGGTCTTCAGGTCAGGGAGCAGCATCGGGAAGCCCCAGCGCCGCACGCGCGGCCTTGTGGAGCGCCAGGCGCTCCGCCCAACCGTTGGAGTCGCCCACGGCCGGCGTCGCCTTGCCGCGGTTGATGATGTCGCAGACGTTGTCGAAACTGCCGGTGTCCGCCCAGGTGTTGAGCCGGCGCATGTCCCAGTAGTCGCAGGCCGAGAGCGCCGCCCACTGCGGATCAGCCAGTTGCTCGGGATGCTCCACGAAGTCGGGCACGTCCTGGAAGCGTGCCCGCAGGCGATCGCGGACGGCCGCGTGATTGGCCCTGCCGGTGACCTGAATCAGGCCGTGGCCGCGGAATCTCGAACCATCCCCGGGCTGCGTGTTGCCAAGATCCTTCCGGCCCTCGTAGCCCCGCTGGGCTGCCGTCGGCCCCCACAATTCGGTGGTGTACTGCAGCCGGCCGGACTCGTGACCCACGTTGGGCAGGAACATCGACTGCCGCTGCGGCGTGTCGATCATGTAGAACGCCATGCCGGTGGATAGGAAATCGGCGAACAGCTGTGCGCGGCTGAGCTGCGCGCCAGTGCAGCGCGAGAGAGTTTGGGCATCCATGTCATTGATCTCCGAGAGGTGCTGGTGCTGTGGCCGTGGCGGGCGGCCGGTCTCGGCGCCATGCGTGACCGCTGAACAGCAGCCCGAGCAGCAGCGCCACAGCGATCGCGATCGAGCCCCACTGCGGCCACTCGTTCCACCACGGCTGAAGCGCGGAGGCGATCGCGCCACCGATGTACCCGGCGTACTCGCTCTGCACGCGCACGAGGACGGTGCCCTGCATGGTGTTGAGGCGACAAATCGAGATGAACACGATGCCAGCGCACAGGCCAGCGTTCACCAGGGCGAACAGGTACAGCTCGTTCATGGCAGATCCTTCCCATCCTTCGGGCCCGGCCGCGCGAGGTCCATGAGGGCGTAGAGCATCTGCACCGCCTTGGCGAGCAGCCGCGGCCAGCCGTCGCCGATGAAGCCGATAAGCAGCGCGATCGGCGCGAGCAGCACGCGCGGCGACAGGTCTGGCCGGTAGGCGCTGACCGCCGCCGCCGCCCCGGCGGTCAGTAGCACGGCTAGCCCGACCACTCGCGTGAAGAACCACAGCGCGCGTCCGCGGGTGGACTTCTCGCGCCGTGCCAGGGCGAAAGAAGCGCCGATGGCCGAGGCCACCACGATCACCAGGTAGGGGCCGACCGCTTCGGCCACCGCGCGCGAGAAGAAGGCGGCGGCGATCAGGATGGCGAGTGCGACGATGTCGGTCAGGGGTTGCTGGTTCATCAGGTCCCCTATTCCGGCAGTTGCAGTGCCGGCAGCATCGCGATCAGTTGGGCCTCGTCCGGCTCCGCGATCTCGTTGGACTGCACCTTCGCCAGCACCTCGTAGCACTTGGCATAGACGAGATCCATCCAGGTCCCGAAAGCGACGCCCTCGGCATGGAATGGGCTGGCCGGCAAGGCGGCGCGCAACGCTGCGCTGATGATGCTGTCGTAGCCCTTGGTCCTTGCCGCCGTGTTTAGGTGTGCATCCACGGCAGCGAGCAAGGCGAGCTTTCGCTGCTCCAAGGTCAACTGGGGCGGCTGATCGGCCTGGCCGCCACCCACCTCCCATTCCGTGAAGGCGGCAAAGTCGGAGTTTGCCGGGTCGAGCGGGATGTGAGCTCCATCGGCTTGGCGCAGGACATAGGTTTCGAACCTGGTGTACATCACAGCCTCGCTTTCGCCGAATAGAGAAGGAACAGAGAAAAGTTGCCGGCCGAAGCGCCCTGCGTAACGGAAACGCCGCACCCACTGCTGGCAACCGTCAGGAATGAGTTGGCCGACACGTTTACAGATGCGGACCCTGGGAGCTGGGCCATGGTTGGGGCCGCGCGCATCGCACGCGGGAACTGGATCTCTCCGATCACTTGCGCGCTTGCACCGCCCGTTGAGTACGCGCCGCCGATCTGGATCTTTCCGTAGATGCAGTAGCGCTGGCACTCGTTGAGTTCGTCCCGACGCTCAAACGGCGTGCGCACCTTGCCCGGTTCGAACTGCATCAGGCCGAGCGTGCCGGTGCCGAACTCGACCGTCACATTCGTGGCCGCCGCCAAGCCTGTTGCAGTCACCAGGTTGGAGGCATAGGCGCCCGCGCCGATGCGGCCTTGAGCAGTGCCGTTCCAGCTCATCACATAGTCGCCGCCGTCGAGCTTTGCACCGTCGATGACCTGGACCAGCGTGCCCGCCGAGATGGTGGCCACGGTGTCGATACCGTTCGTCGCGAACGTGTAGGTGCAGCCGCCGGCGCCGGCCTTCCATCCGTCATGCCCATAGGCGCCGGCGGCCAACACCACGGTGCCGGAAACACCATCCTGGTTGATCGAGAAGTTGCCGTTGATGGCTTTCTGCCGGCCGCTGATCGCCGGCCCGATGCCAAGCGCATCACGAGCCTCGGCGGCATTGCCGGTCAGGCCAAGCAGGCCCGTCACGTAGTCCCACAGCTTTCCGAAGCCGTCGCGGGCCTGCGCGTTGCTGGGCGTCGCTCCGGCGCCGGAGATGTCATTTCTTGCAGGTGGTGCTGGCATGGCTGGTCCTTTGAGTGATCAAGAGAGTTCGTTGTGAGCGGTACATGGCTGGGGCAAGGTGTGCGCTAGTACCCCTTGAGGACGATGTCCACGGAAGCGCCGCCGACGGAGTTGTGCGCGGCGTTGTAGGCAGTGACCCTGGGTGCGAGATTCGGCGTCTTGGTTGCCTCTGCGGTAACAGCCGCGCTCGCGCCCGACTGAAGCGTGATCTGAATGTTCTTGATGACGGAGAACCCTGCGCTGTGGGGGATCAGGATGCCGCCCGCAGGCACCGCCAGGTCGTTGACCTGCTCCTCGATGTCGGGCGCATCGACAGTCACGACGAACTGTCGCAGTGCGCCTCGCGCTGCACCAGCGCCCAAGGTCACGCGAAACTGGTAAACATCATTTGCCACCGCGATCTGGCCAGGCCAGGGCATCCAGTCGCCCGCAGGCCCATAGAAGGGCTCGTCGTCGGGGCCGTAGAAGGAATCTCCGTCAGGACCGTAGAAGGCGCCGGGGCCGGCGAACCGGTACTCGATCCGAAGATCGATGCCTTCAACGTCCGCCGTCACCGTCATCTTCGAACCGGCCAGCGCGGAGATGATCGGAAGGAGCGGGGTCACGTAAGCCATCTCGGCATACGACTCCGCCTTGTAGAACGGCAGCGTGTCCGCGCCGTAGAAGGCTTGGTTGTCCGATCCGTAGAACGAGTCCAGAGGGTCCGCCGTGGGATCGCCCGTCACAAAGGCCCATCCGTAGGATTCCGATGGGTCATAGGGCCAGCCGAGCGCCTTGTAGTCCCACTCCTCGATCACGTTGGCGATCGGTGGATCGCCGAGGTTCATCACGATGCTGCCGGGGATGAACGACTGATTGCCGCTGGTGTCCTGCGCCTTCACCATGATGGTCACCACACCACCAGGCCGCATCTCCGGCTCCCACGGGCTTTCGGTGACCAAGCCGTCATGCAACGGGGCAGCTGAGTTCCAGTCGAGGTTCTGGCCGTAGTGGAAGCGGAAGACGTAGCCTGCGAGGTCGGGCACGCGACGCGGCAGGCTCCACGACAGCACGGTGCCCGCGATCGTCAAGTTCTCCACGTTTGGTGGAGGTTCAGTCTTGCCAATCACCTGGTGGAGCACTTGAGCGCTCCAATCGCTGACGGCCAGGCTGTTGCGCACCCGAAGGCGCACAAGGATCATGGCCAAGTCCTCTACGCCAGAGAACTTCAGCTCCGTCGCATCTCCCGGCGCGACGACACTGATCCAGGCACCCGCCGGCAGCACCATGTACTGCAGCTCGACACTCCCGCCATTCACGATCGACTGATCAGCAACTTGCGCCCAGGTCACTCGAACACCGTTGACGATCGTGCCGTCGCTTTGCACGATCAGCTCGCCCTCGCCGCTGCTGATCGAGAGAATCGCTGGGGGATGGATGTCCCACGGCTTCGGAAGCCCGGTGTTGGGCGCATAGCCGCCCGGCAGGAACCCGGCCCCGTACTGGAAGATCGCGGCCGTGGTCTCCTTGAGCGTCAGTTGCACCACGCCATTCGGCGAGAAGGTCCGCCCGACGATGCGGAACTCCTTGTTCACAATGCCGTAGCGGCTGAGAGTCAGACGGATACCGTCGAAGATCTCGAGCGGATAGGCCCGCATCTTGAAGGGCAGCACCGCCGTCATCGGATCGCGCCCGTCGCGCAACATGATCCCGGCGATGTGCCAGGCCTGGCCGGCATAGAAGACCGCCGGCATGGTGACCTCCTGCGACAGCTCGGCGCCGTCGACGGCGACGAGCGCATCCGCGCGCAGTGGCCGGATCGCCGTCTCGACGTAGTTGGCCGCCTGATCCCAGATCCGGATCGCGACCATGTTCACCTTTTCTGCTCGCGGGCGGTGCGGGCTGATGGTCATCGGCAGTTGCGTCACCGAGCCGTCGGCAGCGCGCTGCTCGACGACCAGGTCTTCGTCGGAGAGGTCCATCACCGGCAGCTGGTAGACACCCGCACGCACGTACAACTCGCCGGCGGCATAGGCCCACTCCCCGCCCATAGCCTGCGCCAGATCGTCGAGCACGTCGCGCGCGGGCGAGCCGAACGGGAAGACGGAGGCGGCGCGGAACATCGGTACCCAGTCCGAGCCGGTGTAGCTGATGCCGGTGTCGCAAGCGTTGGCGGCGGCGATAAAACGGGCGTCCTCGGCCGAGGTGATGGAAGTGCGCTTGCCGAACTGGGGATGCGTGATCACGTGCCGCATCAGCAGCGCAGGGTTCTCAGAGAAGCGCGTGACACCGTCGCGCGGGTCGTAGACTTTTGCGCCCCGGATGCGCGCCGTCACTGTCGGAATACCGGACGGCAGAGCGGTGTCGTTGTAGGCAAACTGGCATACCAAGTAGGCCACGCCGCGTGCACGGTGATCCCAGGTCCAGGCGCCTGGCAGCATGGCAGTCATGCCACCGTCTGCTGTCTGATCGGGCGATCCCAGGTGCCAGCGGATGTTGACGAAGGAATTGAATCCGGCGTACTGGTAGTACACCGTGAAGTACCAGCCCGGCAGCGGGTTGATGATGGTCACCTCGCGCCCGTTGACGCTGCACTGCACCTCGTGCCCCCCGACCATCCCGAATGGGGATTCGATAGCCGATACCGAACCAGGCAGAGGGTCGTGATCGAGCGTGACCGTGGTCGAGAACGAGATCTTCTGGTCGCTGATGGTTGCGGCCTGTCCGTAGGGTGCGGTTGTGACCTTGCCCTCCTCGTTTACGTCGACCGGTTGATCGTTGAGGTAGATCTGCTCGATGCCGTCGATCTCGTGCTCGGCCACAGCCATGCACATGATGAACAGCTCCTTGAACTGCCCGACACTGGTCTTGTAGAAAACGTGGCCGCCCTTGCGGATCCTGCCCAGCACCAGCTCGCGCGGCACGACCGTGCCGGGCACGTTGGCTAGGCGGTCGACCTGCGCGGCGTCGAACTGAGAGCGAGCGGCGCGCTCGGCCTTGTTCTTCTGATAGCTGCTCAGAGCGAGCGTACCCACGATGGTGACGGCATAGGCGGCCACAAGTACACCGGTGGTCACACCAGTCCCGAGGATCGTGCCAATACCCCACGCAATGGCCTGCGGCATCAGACCCTCCAGGCCACGAGGGCGTCTTGCATCGACAGAGCCACCATGCCGGCGCGACCGGGGCCCATTGCGTTGACGCCATTGCAGACGGCAAGCAGCTCGCGGCCCTCGTTGCGGACCAGCACCACGTCGCCCACGGTCGCCATCACCGGCCGGATCGGCTCGCCCATATGCGCTGTCACCAGAGCCTGCAGACCGCCGGCCTTGTCCAACTGGCGCAGGAGCCTTCGAAGCGCCTGTCGCCGTGGCCCTGCTTCGGTCCCGTAGGGTTCGAATGAACCCATGGGATTCGCGCCCGTGATCGCCTCGACGGCCGCGGCGGCATGCATGCAGCAGTCGTTCGTGCCCCATACGAAGGGAGCTCGAGCTCGCTCCTGACCGAAGCGGGAAAAGCGGGTTTGCCAGTCGGGAAGCCTCATCACCGCATCGCCATGAAAAGTTGTTTGGTCGGCCAGACGATTGGCACGTTGGCTTGGCTCTCGACGTACTCGAACGCCCGATCCCCCGGGTAGAGGAACTGCTGGTCCGCGTTGCTGGTGGTCAGCGCATTGCCACGCAGGAAGTCGACGGCCGAACTCTCCGCCGTGACGGCGATCGTGCAGTTGTCGCCCGTCTCCTCGATCGGCATCGTGTCGAGCCGGCCCTCCCAGTCGATCGGGGCATCAAGGACCACGCCGTCATCGTTCAGGATCGCCAGGCGGATCACGACGGGCGCGCCCTGCACGACGGACGAATCGGAGAGCGCCAGCGCGACTGCCTCACTGGTCACGCCCGACATTTCGAACTGCAGGCCCTTCACTTCGCCGGGCGAGTCGACGATCTCGCTGATCGCACCCAACCCGGCAGCGCCCCGGTACGTCACGCCCGCGTAGACGATGTCGTGATTCGCGGAGGTCAAAGCGACGATGCCGGACGCGAAGCTCATGAGCACCAGCTGCGCGATGCTCAGCCGCGGAGCGCTCAAGGCGGAGAGCACCGGTGGCGAGTACGACCTCATGCGACGTACTCCATGAAGTCGAACGTGGCCTCGGGCGTGTAGCCGGGGACGTAGCTGATGGCCTCGGGAGCCACGCGGAAGCGGAAGAGCGCCGTGGGCCTGTTCCACACGACGGCCGTACCACCGGCCAGCGCCCGGCGCAGCCGGTTGACGATCGGCGCGACCAGCAGCCCAGTGCCGTCTGCCGTGCAAGGCTGCTGGATCTGCAACAGCAGGCCGGAGACGCCGATCATGTCGCCGGCGAGCAGCGTTGAGCCGGCCGTCGTGTTTATGCGCACCGTGCCCGCGCCCGCGGCGGTTGCCTGGACCGTGGGCGCGCCACGCATGGTGCCGCGTGGCTCGGGCCGCTGCAGGTGGTACAGCTGGATCCAGTTGGTCATTCCGCGCATGGACGCCACCCATGCCTCGAGCTCGGCCGCCTCATCGTGCGTCCTCGGCGACACGCTGACGGTGGCGAGCCAGCGCTCGTTGCGTTTGTCGATGACCTGCTCCGAACCGCCGTACGGCGATGCGTTGGCGAGCTGGTTCACCATGGTCCGCAACGAGAACTCGGACGGATCCTCGAAGAAGTCGGGGAAAGCGATCTCGCTCATCAGCTGCCGCCCCCGTAACGCTCGCGGCGGTACAGAGCGCCCGCCGAGCGGCGCTCTGCCATTGCGATGTCCTTCTGGACAGACCGGCCCGTGGCCAGGTCGCCAACGATCAGTTGCCCGATGCGCGAGCCGCGATCGCGCGCCGGGCCCGTGTTGTCGGCGGCGCGCACGATCGCCTCGCCCTTGTGGATCCTGGCGATCATGTCGCGCGGGACGAAGTCCGTCCCAACGTCGAATCCGCGCATGGTGCCGAAGCCGCCGGTCAGGTCGATCAGGTTGTCGAGCGCGTCCCCGGGCATGGCGTTGGCCACGCCGGTCAGCAGCCCCATCGAACCTAGACCACCAAGACCTCCCAGGCCGCTCGCAGCAGAGCTGGCGCCCAACGATGCTGCCGCGTTGGTCGCCGCCGTGGCGAGGGTCTGCAGGGCCGTGGAAACCACCGTCGTGCCGGTCGTGAGCGAAGCGGTGAAGGTGCTGGTGGCGGTGGCCGCACTGGCCTCGCCCACGCCCTTCGCCGAGCCGAAAAAGCCCGTCGACTGCAGCCACTGCGCCGCGGGCCCGAGGATGTCCTGCCGCACGAACTGACGCACGCCCTGCGTGGCCAGGCTCTTCAGCAGTTCGCCGCCGTTCAACTTGCCCGTCGTGAAAAACGACGTTAGGGCGTCCTCCGCACCCTTGAATGCGCTGGTGAATGCCTCCTCGGTGCTCTTGGCGACGTTGCGCACGTCGTCGAGGTAGTTTTGCAGCGCCTCGCTGGCTCCGTTCGTCCAGTCGGCGCGCTTGGCATCGAGCTGGGCGTAGTAGTCGGCGTTGCTGTTCAGGGCCTCCTGCAGGCTCTCCTGGATCTTCTCGACCTCGGCCTTGTATTCCTCCGAGCCGAGCATGCCCTTCTTGGCCGCCGTGACGGTCAAACCGGCCTGCAGGGTCGAGAACTCCTTGTAGATGGACTTCTCGCTCTGCAGCCGCTCAGCGGCCTCCCTGCCGAGGCCGAAGACGCCCAGCTGCCGGTCGTACTGTTCGCTGCGCCCCTTGGACGCCTCCGCGATCCGGATGTTCGTGGCCTCGACCAGGTCGCGGAATTCCTTCGCCGCCTGCAGCTGCTTCTTCTCCTCGTCGGCCGCCGCCTTCTTCGTGGCCAGCTGCTTCTCGAGCGCAACGTTGATGTCGAGCTGCGCCCGGATGGCGCCCTGCGCGTTGACCAGGCTCTTCTGCTCGGAAGTGAGCTGGTCCTTGCCCTTCAGATCCGAAATCAGCTGATTGAACTTCGCTCGCTGCGACTCTGCGTCGGTGAGTTTCTCGGCCGTCTCGAGCTGGGCCGACGTGGCAGCGCCCTGCTGCCGCAGCTGCTCAAGCATCTTGGTGCCTGCGTCATCGCTGAAGGCTTTCGGCTTGGCACCCTTCGGGCCCGCGAATTCCTTGCGAATGGCAGCCTCGCCGGCCTTGATCGCGGCGTCCGACAGCAACTCGCTGTTCGGGTTGACCTTGCGGATGGCCTCGAGGCCCTCGCGGTACTTCTTCAGCTCGCGCGTGACCGCGTCGATGCCCTTGGCCTTGTCCTGCCACTTGTTGACCGCGTCGGTGGCCGCGATCGCGGCCTCCTGGTCCTGCTGCCGCTGGCCCTCCATCTGGGCATTCGTGGCGGCGCGCTCGAGCTGGCGGGCCAGCGCGGTCTGTCGCGCCTGCGCCTCCTGCAGCTTCGCAGGATCGCCGCCGTTGGTCTTGAGGTACTCGACCGTCCGGGTCGCGTCTTTCAACTGCTCGCCGATCGTCGCGGCACGGCCGAGACTGCCGACGCCCTGGGAGATGTACTCCCACATGTTTTTCGCGGCCTTGCCGGTCTCCGACAAAGCGCGCGAGAGAATTCCCGCCTGCGACTGGACGTCCTTCATGCGGTTGATCGAGCTCGAGGCGTAGGCGTCCTCGGCGACGGCCGCGGCCGCCTGCTTGTTGCCTTGGTCTTCGAGCGACTTGATCCGCTCGTAGGTGGCCTGCGTGAGGTAGTGCAGCGACTCGTTGAGCTTCGCAGAGGCCTTCGTGGGCTCGTCGCTGAGCTTCACGAAGTTCTCGACGGTTTCCTTGATGGCCACGCCCGCCTGCTGGTTCAGGGCGACCGCCGCCTGCGCCGCCTGGGCGAGGCCATCGCCGGTGACCCTGCCAGATCCAGCCAGCGCCGTCAGCGCGTCCGAGGCCTGCCCAGCGGAGCCTGTGGCCGCGGCCACCTGCGCCGTGAGCTCCTGCAGCCGGCTCGTGGTGATGCCGGCGTAGTTGCCCGTCGTGACGATCGCCTTGTTGAACTCCGAGTTGCGCTCCGAGGCCTGGTAGTACGCATAGGCCAGGGCCGCGACGCCTGCCGCGGCGAGCGTGAGCGGGCTCACCAGGCCGCCGATGTAGCTGCCGAGGGCACGAGCGGCCGGGCCGACGCCGCCGAACATGTCCTTGAGCTGGCCACCCTGCTGCAGGAACACTGTGAGCGGCGCCTGGCCGCCCTGCAGACTGGTGACGATGTCCGTGAACTGCGCGGGAACGCCGCGCATGGCGGCGGCGGTCTGCGCGGCGGAGACGCCGAGCTTCGCGGTGCCCTGCTCTGCCTGGCGCAGCTTCGCAATGAACGGCTCGGCCGCGGACGCAACGCCCAGCTGCTGGGCCTGGAAGGCTGCGATCTCCGAGCGCGTCTTGCCGACCTGGTCGGACTGACGCTGTAGGGAGTCGAGAAAGGCCTTGCCCGAGCTCGTGAGCTTGGCGCTGGTGGCGTCCGACTGGGTGCCCAGCTGCTGCAGTCCGACCTTGACCGAGTTGAAGGCAGCACCGGTCGCGTCGGTGCCGTTGATGACGATACTGGCTGCGCCGATTTCGTTCATTTAAACCGCCTGTTCCAGAGCGCAATCTGCTGTGCCAGCGGCAGCTGGGCGGGCGCGAGTTCCGGCTCGGGCCATGCGTCGATCTGCGTGAAGTCCTCGAAGGACCAGGCGGTGCGCCCCCGGGGCGGCTTGACGCCACCGGCGTTGAACACCGTGGCACGCATCTGGGCGTGCCGGATGCGTTCCGCGACCGGGAGCAGCTCCTCGTGTGACAGGTAGACGAACCACTCTGCGAACTCCTGGGCGCTCATGCGGCGCCCCAACTCTTCAACCGTGCTGCCCAGCCGGTTCGCCAGCGCGAAAGCGAACCGGCGTTGCGGCTGGGATCTCAGTTTTTTTCGATGGCCTTCGTGTCGCCGCCGGAGAAGCTGTTGCCGAGGTTGTAGAGACGGAAGGCATCCTGCGGGTGCTGCTGCCCGAAGGCTCTCCATTGCTCTGCCGTCCAAAGCGGCTCGCCGTCGGCCAGGACCACCATGCGGGCGAGCTGACGCTCGACGACCGTTGCCTTGCTGCGCTTGAGCGCGGCGTCGGCCGTCTCGTCCTTGCGAGGCTGCTCTTCGTCCCAAAGCGCCAGGCGGTCGGCGAGCATCAGCCCGCGGACGATCACCGGGCCGCCGATGGCGTCGACGGTGATCTCCTCTTGCCGCAGGACCGGTGGCGCATTGACCTTGTCGCGTTCGATGGCCATCGGCTCAGGCTCCCGCGTAGTTGGTCAGGCGCCCACGTACCGACAGCTTCACGGGCGTGGTCACGACCGCGCCGGCGCTGCCGCCGGGCGCCAGCGAGGTGCTCGGCGTCGCGGCGAAATACACCAGGTCGCCAGTGGCGAAGCGGAAGACCATCGCGCACGGAGACTTCTTGCCGTCGAAGACTTTCAGCGCCTTCAGGACCGGATCGTTCGGATCCCAGATGGAGCCGAAGTTGAAGACCAGCGGCGTGCGGTTGCCAGGGATCGAGGTGTCCTGGTCATTGTGGATGGTGCTCACGTTCACGTCGGCCGCTTCGCCGCCGTTCGCGCTCACGTCCTGGAAGGTCTCGGCGCTGACGCCGAAGGTGATCTTCTGCGCCGTGCCCGAAACGAAGGTCTTGAAGTCGGTCGAATCGATGCCTTCGAGCTCGAAGGTGCCGCTGGCCTTGTTGTCGACCCGTGCCACTGCCCAATCGAGCTCGCGCATGCCCTTGATCCGCAGGAGCACGACGTCTCCATCGAGGAAGGGATGCGCAACGGCGCCAGCCACGGCTGGATTTGCCTTGCTGATGGAGTCCAGGGTGACAGCGGCACCGAGGACGGTCTGTACGTCGACGGCGACGTTGCTCCAGATATTGACGTTCATGATGGTCTTTCGGTAAGTGAGATCAGAGGGCTACATCAGGGGCGCCGGGACGCACGAGGTAGGAGAAGCGCCAGGTCTGCTGGCGAGCGGCCTTGGCGTCCTTGCCTTCACCGCTGAGCAGCGGGCGTCCGGTTTCCAGCGCATATCCGGCCTTGGCCAACGCGATGAGCTGCGGCATCGCGGCGTGGAGCGCCTTCTCGATCTGCAATCCCAGATCGCGCGCGCGGGCACCGTATTCGGTCGCGTGCGAGACCACCGGCGTGATGCTCACGCGCAGATCTCGCCGTTGGACGCCGCTGACGGTGCTCGAAGCCACGCTTTCACCCGATGGGGCCTCCTCGACCAGGATGGCCGGCAGCTGGTCCACGGATAGCGGATCGAGATGGTCGACGTAGACGCGGCCGCCGGCGGGAGTAGCTGCGGCGATCAGAACCGCCTGGATCGCATCGAGGATCTGTTGCTGGACGTGGGCCATGTCACACGCTCCTGAGTCGCAGCACGGTGAAGCCCGCGCCATCAGGCATGGGTTCGACGACCTCGAAGGTTTCTTCGGGCGCCACTACGTTCTCGGCTTCGTCGAGGACAGCGAGCAACACCAACTGCGCGCCAGGCGTCGCGTCCAGGACCAGATCCGTGCGCACCGTGAGGGCCGGGGACACGTCGCCAGCCAGTTGGTCGAGCTGCGTGGCATAGGCCGCCTCGTACAGCCCCTGAACAGGGCGCGCCGCCCCACCCGACGCCGGTGTGAACGAAGCCTGTCGGTCGGACAGGCGATCGATCACGCGGGCGTTCACGCGAGCTTCGAGGGCGGCAAAACGGAGCATGGGCGACGGAACCTCAGGCGTTGAGGTGCAGCCAGACGGTCGTGGCGCCGTTGCCGGCCGCCTGGGCCGCATAGCCGGCCAGTACGTTCCCGCTGGCCGTCGTGGTGAGACGGCTGTTGGTCGTGTCCCAGTACAGCAGCGCGCCTTGTGCGGGCGTATCGGTCGCCAGCTTCGCCAGCTCGACCACGCCCTTGACCCGCAGGGGCCCGGTTTCGTTGACGGCGATGTCCTTCACGGCGACGCCGACGCGGGCGCCGATGACGACGACCGCCCCGGATGCCACGGCAGAGGTGGCCGTGAAGTCGAGGACGTGGCCCTCTTGAACAAAGTTTTTCATGGCAGATCCTTGAGAAAGTTCGGGGTGTTCCGGAGAGCACCCGGCCGCAGCCAGGTGCTGGCGACGATCAGGCGCCCGGGTTCTTCGACAGCGGGCGGAAGTCCAGCGGCGCGACGCCCGCGTCGATGCGCACCTTGAACTCGGTCCCGTCGACGTTCCAACCGGCCTTCTGCTCGAGGTACGGCTGGTCGTTGCCATCGAGCCACGACACCTCGATCGTGTCGTTGGTGTTCTGGTCCGCTGCGCCGTACCAGGCGGAGGTCGACGATGCATCGAGGCGCGCATCGGAGACGACCTGGAAGGTGTCGCGCACGCTGTTCGGCGTGGTCGTGTTGTTGCCTGCACCGACGGCGAACTGCGACTCGCGGACCGTGTTGGCCAGACCCTTGAGCGCCCGCGGGACGATCAGGTACTTCAGGTTGATGTTGAGCGGAACCTTGCCCTGCTTCTGCACCGCCATGGCTGCGCCCATCTTGTCGACCGAGTCCGTCGAGATGGCGGCGCCGGTCAGCAGGTTGCCGTGGGTCGCATGGAAAAGCGTGACGCCGTCGCTCATCTGCGGGTTGCTCGTCAGAACCGCGTAGACGAGGTCACCGACCGTGCGGATGGCCGCGCGGCCCATGTTGCGCGGCACACGGGTGAAGGCGTCCAGGTCATCGTTGATGATGGCCTGGCGCGTGATGCTGAAGAGCTCGCCGTAGGTAGCGAGAATCACGGTCTCGCCGCGCTCGCCCATGCTGGCGTACTTGTATTCGGCACCCTCGGCCACCTTGCGCAGGCTCGGGAACGCGTTCAGGTCGACACGCTTGCCGGGCTTGAAGTCGCCGAGCGAGCCGGGGCGGGTCCAGAGCTGGAAGGTTTCCTCGGCCTCGGAGTAGCCCTTGAGCAGCGCCTTGTTGGCCACGTTGGCCAGGAGACCCGGAAAGTCGCTCGTGCTGTGCGTGAACGCGGCGCCGATGAACTGCATCTTGTCCATGCCGTCGCTGCGCACCCCTGCCCGGGTCAGGCTGGCGCGAGCCATTTCTCCCAGGGTGTAGCCGCGGAACGGATTCGCGCCGTCGGCCTTTTCGATGCCGGCACGCGCCAGCAGCGCATTCGTCGCGGCTTTGCGGTGCTTGTCGCTCTCGTCTTCCACGGTGATGACGTGGGCGCCAGCCACCGAGGTAGCACCGGCGGCCAGGTGGGCGAGCAGCTTCGAGCCTGCCGCCTCGACGGACATTGCGTGATCGTCTTCGCAGGCCCTCTGCAGGTCGTCGACGCCGGGCTGCCCCTTGAAGCGCGCGAAGCTGGCCCGGATCCCGTCGCGCCGCGACTTGTCGGCAGCCAGCACGGCAGCGGCCACGGTCGGATCCTGTGCAGGCGTCTGCACGGTGGTGGATTGGGCGGGCGCGGCGGCGCTTCCGCCGCCGGCCGCCGAGGCGCCAGACGCGCCGACGGCGTTCTGCAGCACGGGGGAACGGAGTTTCATAGGGTCCTCTTCAGCGGAATTTGCGGCGGCTGCCGCGGATGTGCCCGGTGCCAGCAGAGCGGCAGGCACCGAGCGGTAACGGTTGATCGGGAGGTCGCGCGCGCTCGCGGCGACGGGCATGGCATCGGTGATGCCGTCGATGAACTTGGCCGCGAGGGCTTCCTCGGCGGTGTAGTAGTGGTCTTTGCCGTCGGTCAGCAGGGCCAGCATGGCGGGCTGGTTCTCGGTACGCAGGGCGTAGCTGGTGGCCATGGCCGCGGCCCAGGTGTCGAGCTGGTCGGCCATCTCTCGCAGCTCGGTACTGTTGCCCGCCGCATAGGTCCACGGTGCATGGATCATCAACACGGCGTTGTTCGCCATGTGGACCTTGTCTCCGGCCATCGCGATCAGGCTTGCGATGGAGAACGCCATGCCATCGACCTCGGTCGTGATGGTCGCCTTGTGGCGCCGCAGCGCGTTGAAGATCGCGAGGCCGTCGGGCACGCTGCCGCCGAAGCTGTTGATGCGTACGGTGATCTGATCGGCATCGATCGCCTGCAGCTCACGAACGAACGAAGCTGCGCTGACGGTTTCTTCCCACCAGCTCTCACCGATGTCGCCGTAGATGTAGATCTCGGCCGCGGCGACCGCCCCCATCGCGGCGGCCGCGAGCGCGGTCCGGCGGCGAAAGGAGTACCAGGAGTTTTGGGCTTTGGTCATGAACTGGATGCCTCGTGCATGGAGGCATCCAGTGTCAAAAAAGCGTCGTCCGCTTTCTAGGGAAGAAACCGGATTATTTGATGGGCCCTTTCAGGCCGTGGCTTCCTCTTCGGCCTGTGCCGGCGATGTGGTGGCGGGCGCGCCTGGAGTAGAGGCGATGTTGCTCGAGAACATGAGCGCCTTCTCTGCGGCTTGGCGGCGGAACTCGCTGATCTGCTCGAGCACGTCGCGCGGGCTGCCGCCTCGTCGACGAATGACTTCCACTTCGCTGGCGAAGCCGGCCTGCACCAGTTTCTCCCAGGCGAGTGCTTCTTTCAGCGGATCGATCCACGGCATGCTCTGGCCGATGAAGAGCGCGTCGTCTTCGGTGCCGGACACCACGTCGCGCGGCCGCGGGATCTTCCCGCTCACGTCCGCGATCCACACGAACGTTTCGTACGCGGACTGGACCAGCATGCCGGTGAATTCATCCGTCAACACAGCGTAGTTCACCCACTGCTCGACCAACTCCTGGCGCTGAGAGCTGTATGTGCCGTCATAGTCGCGGCTCACGCTCGAGTAGCTTGCGCCGACCCCCGCTGCAAACGCGCGCAGTTGGCCAGCACGCCATGTCACGAGATTGGGATTCGGGCGCTTGCTGTCGATCATCCCGATCTCTTCACCGACGGTCAGCGAGTCGATGATCATGCCGGGCTGCATGCGCAGGTCCCGCGGTAGCGGCTGGCCGTCTTCCCCCTTCGGAACGTTGTCCGAGCTGTAGCCGTTGTCGGGATCCGTGCGCTTCACGTAGGCGGTCATCGAGGCCGCCACCTTGGCGGCAATCCGCTCGCTTTCCTCGTAGTCCTTGAGGTCCTCGATCCTCGTGATGACGCTCGCGAACTCGGATACGCCGCGCTGCTGATGCAAGCGATCCAGGGTGGATAGATGCAGCATGCGCGCAGCGGGAATCGCCTTCAGTCCGCTGTCCGTGAGGAAGGTGGTCCCCTCGCGAGGGTCTCCCTTGTAGACCCAGAAGTTTGTCGCCTCTCCCCATGCATTGGACTGAATGCCCTGCCGAATGCTCTTGCCCAGGTCGTCATAGTCCAGCGGCACAAAGTCGGGCTCGATCAGCTCCAGCGAGAACGGAACCTCGGATCCGTGGTTGAGGAAGGCGACGGGCCCGATCAGCTGCTGGGCAAACATCTCTCCGTCACGCAGCCACGTGTACGCCGCCAGCCGCTGGGCGAGCGGCCAGCGATAGCGCTTCGTCACTTCGGGCCTGCGGGCCCACTTGCGCCAGCCTTCACGCAGCGCGCTCGCATACTCCGTATGGATCGTCCCGTCTGCGCGTCGAGGCTGTGGCTCCACGCCGATGCCGCTTGCGCCGACGATGTTGTTGACCATCACTCGCAGGGCACCGCGGCAGAGGTCATGGTTGCGCTCGAGATACCGCGCGTGGGCCCGCAGCGCAGCTGCACCCGCCCCCACGAGCGCATTCGGACTGCTGTTGTCGGTTCGTGACTTGCGCTGCCGACTGGGCTTGGCGCCTTCGTAGTAGGCCAGCGCGCGCCGAGCCTGGGCTCGACGCAGACCGGCGATGGGGTTCTGCCAGGCGATGAGGCGATCGATGAAGTTCATGATGGTCCCCTCGGTCAATCGCGTCCGTCGAATCGGGCCACCGAGTAAGAAAGGCCGCCGATGGTCGGAGCGCACTTGCCGGCTTCGGCCTGGACTCGGCGCTCCCACTCCTGCCGGCCCTTTCGGATGTCGGCAAGGTTCTCACTCGTGTAGGTGCGCCCGTTGAACTGGATGGTCTTACCGCCCAGCACTTCGGCCTCGGCCGCCAAGTACTTGGCGAGCATGTCGGTTGCAGTGGTCATAGAGCGCCACCGTATCCGTTGGCTTGTCCGCTTTCTAGGGGAAGAAGCGGACTATCTTCACTCTAGTCCGTTTCCCGAAGTGCCTCAGCCAGCGCCTGCGCACGGCGCGCACCCTCTCCGCGGAGCGCCGCAAGTTCTGCGCGTACTACCCGATCACATAGCTTTTGAAGCTCAAAGTATTGGGTTTTCTGATCCATAGTAAGCGAAGCTTTTCCTGCATGAACTATCCGAGACCTTGTGTCGTAGATCGAGCGAAACGCCTTCAAGATTTCTTGTCGCTCATCCCTCGAACCAGCGATCATGTATGCGCACCGATTTGCAAGCAGCGAAGTAAGACCGGCGCCCTCTTTCTCCGATTCTTCACCGAGCAGGACTTCAAGCACAATTGCAGCCTGCATGAAGGCCATGGCCTCGTCTCGATTCGCATAGCTTTCAAAAAGCCACCTTCCAGCAAGTACGAGCGGATCTGGCTCAGTAGTGCGACTCACCAGATCGATGATCTGCTTCATTTTTTCTAGTCGCGCTTCCGTGGGTTTCGTGAAAAACAAGCGATTTAAGAGGTTCGCATCGCTCACGTCGAGGACTTCACCCCGCAGACGTGCTCGAATTTCTTCTGCCCGATAGATGTCCATCCAAGGAGCATAGGCCCGGATACCCGGGAACTGCATCGTCCTGCAAACTCCAACGGCGATGAAAAGCCCGAACAACGATTTCACCATGCTCACCGCTGTTTCTATCGGCCTTGTTGGAAGCACTTCTGTGGCATAGCCATCAACCGTGATATGCAACCCAAGCGTTTCCCCCCCTTCTTCTTGAGTTCGCATGAAGGCGAAGTCTAGTGCGCCGCTAAAGGAGGTTGCACGCTTGACTGCAGGAAACTGATCAGCATCTTGTTCCCAAGAGCCTACAAGATTGATCCTTTCCGATCGAACGTTGTTCCATCCCTGCTCTCGGAAGGAATCGACCATTGATTCGGGCAGCATGAGCGAGCCTCTGTACTGAAGTGGAAGCGACTCAAGCATCGAGATGATTCGATCGGCTGCAGTTTCCGGATCCCTGTAGAGCGCCAGCTCCGTCAGCATGAGATCCTTGATGGCTCCCGCCTCGACCTCAGAATTGACTTCTTCCACGATGAAGCAATAGATGGAAACCAATAGCGGTCTCTCCCCGATGGCGCGCTCCAAAAATTCGCGCTCCGTTTTCGTCAAGGACTTCTCAATGGTTTCCGATAGCGGGATAAGTGGTACCGCCAGCAGATGCCCGCTCTCAAAACGTAGTTGTTTCAATGCTTCAGAGATCGTTCTACGAAGCCATCCTCGCTTCGGTGTGGAGAAGGTAATTTTCATGCGCCAAATGTAGAACAGGTTTACCCGAGTTCCACAATAGCCGAAACTGAACTTCTTAACTACGGGGTCGATTTGCCAGTACGGCTTCCGACAATTTCGTAGATGCGAGTTCGGCTCAAACCATGACGACGCATGAGTGTCTCCAGGTTTGATCCGGTGAATTCCTCACGTATCGCTGCGTCTCGCTTTGCTCGGTCTGGCGCGGGAACGTATAAGTCACGGCCGCCAAGGCGTCTTCGAAGTCCTCTCACAAGTGCCTCCGAGAATAGTTCCGCTAAGTCTTCGCGCATCCCGATCTCTTCGCGCACAATCGCCGAAAAGTCGTGCACAAGCTGAACGGCTGCATCCTCGGCTTGACCCGCTGTAAGTTGTGTTCGTTGCGTCATAGTCGACTGCTCCATTCATCGGAGGCAAATGGGTTGGACGGCGGCGGCGCGGGCCGGCGTGGTAGTGCAGGACGCGGCACTGGCTGCTCTTCAGTCTGAACGGCAGGAGCCGCCTCTTTTCCGAGTGACTGCGCTTGCACCGGTGCAGACGTCTGCACCGAATATTCGGGTTCCTCTTCGACTATCAGCGGCGCCTGCCGCACCTTGAGCTCTGCCATGTCCCACTGTTGCGCCTTTCGCAGGTGCAGCCGAAGTGCGCGAGCCAACCACACCGCATAGACCGTGCAGTCGAGTGCCTCATTCCGGCGATCAGTGCGAGGCTTCCACTCCCTACGTGCCTTGTTGATGCGGCCAGGAATCTTGATTTCGCTGAGGAGCTGCTCGTAGAAGTCGTCGCGCACACCTTCGTACCAGTGCATCCGAGCTGGGCCACTGCCCTCGAGGCGGACTCGGCCCGCTTGCTCCGACCAGCCAAGGATCAGGTCCTTGGCCTTCGCCGTGCCGACGATATTCACCCGCACGCCGGCCCGCGACGCCTTCGTCGCCTTCGCGTTGGGTTCGATGGCCTTTGCCTTGGGCGGCACCCAGATCTCCACCTTGCCGATGGCGTCCGGGGCGCCTTTCACGGCGTACACCGGCCGCTCTGCCCGGTTGTGCTTGCGAACGAAGGCGTAGACGGCCTCGCTGGTCTGGCCGTCCGACGAGTCGATCGCGATGGCGGCGATCGGGAGGCCGACGCCGGTCGCATGCTTCACTCGACGCCCCATTGCCGCCTCGAGCTCGACCCACGCGCCGACGTGGGGCACGATGGTGGGACCGTAGAACTCCCCCCAGAAAGCGAGCCACATTTCCTCACCCCGCCCTACGACCCACACCGTGACAGCCAGACGGTCGTGCTGGACGTCCACCGTCATCAGCACGACCAGGCCGCCGGCGGGACAGGTCCACTCCAGGTATTTCTCCGCGCGCTCGCGCAGCACGTCCTCTTCGGGAAGCTCGCCCCGGTACTCCCAGGGCAGGCCCCGCGTGCTGTTCCAGAACGCGATCATGTCCGTAGGGTCGCCCTTGTCGAGCTCGCACTTGGCCTCGAGGTACTTGCGCGCCAGCACCGGCACGCGGGAGCCGTCGAAGGTGCTCAGCAGTTCGTTGAGATAGAAGCCTGGAGTCGGGCTGGTTGCGGTGGGGATCCATCCGAAGCCGTCACGCTCAGCTCGACGCAGGTTGGCGATCCGCTGGTCGTCGCTCCACAGTGCTCCGCAATGCGGGCAGGCGTAGTAGGCCTGGTCCGGCTGGAAGCGGCCGTACACCTCGTGCATTTCGGCCTGTTCGTCTTCAGGGATCGTGACGTACTCCCAGTCGGGCACGTGGGATTCGCCGCACTCGTGGCACGGCACATGGAAGTACCGCTTGTCCGTGGTGCGCATCTCTGCCTCGACGGCACTGGCGTTCTTCGCCGTCGGCGTGCCGCCTACCAGGAACAGGTGACGCGGATCCGTCTTCAGGCGCTCCACGAGCAGCTTTAGCGAGTTGCCTTGTCCGCGCACATCGGTGGCTGCATCGTCCGGCTCCTCGACGATGACCACGCGGGCGCTGGTGGACTTCACGTCGCTCGGGCTGTTGGTGCCCACCAGCTTGATCAAGCCGCCGGGAAACCGCTTGCGCAGCGCGCTATTCCCCTGTGCCCGGCTGTTGAGCGTGATGCGCTTGGTCAGGACGGGACTGCGGCGGATCATCGGGTCAAGCTTCTCGGACGCGAAGTCCTTTGCCGCCATGGTGCGCGGGAAGGCCGCCACCACAACGCTCGGGCGGTAGTGGACGTGATAGCCGATCACGTTGCAAACGATGCCGGCGGTGTAGCCCACCTGGGCGCTTTTCTGCACCACAAGTTTCCGGGTGCCGGGCGCGTTGGCCACGGCCGCAATCTCACGCAAGGCCGGAGACACAGCCCAGCTGAATTTCCCGGGGATGGCGGATTCCTCGCTGCTCAGGATGCGGTACCGCTCGCTCCACTCCGCGATCGACAGGCGTGGAAGCGGCCGCAGCTTGGCCCACGCTCGCGCATGCGCCGCGCGCAGCGCCTTCCGCGCGAGCTCGGCGTGTGACGGCTGGGGCCTTGAGTCGAAGCTCACTCGGCGTCCTCCTCCGCGGCATCCGGATCGTCCTCGTCGTCATCGACATCCGGCGCACGCCAGTTGGAAAGACGCTTTAGAAATTCCTCGAAGGTCGCTTCGAGCATCGCCTCGACCTCGGGCTTCGCGAGGCCGATCATCAGCGACGCCAGCCGTGGCGGCTCGTTGACCAGGTACTCCCGCGCATTGAGCACCGCGCTCGCCCACAGCGGCTCCACTTCCTCCGCGGGAATCAGCATGCGACTGTCGACCAGCATGTCGCGCTCGAGCTTGTCGCCCTGCAGGCGATTGAGCCGGTCCTTCGGGGACTCGGCCTGCACCTTGCGCACCTCGCGCTCGACCAGCCAGGCCACGCAGGCCGGCGCGTCGTACTCGCTGGGCACGCCGGGCCCGCCCTGCACCGCCACCGGGAATCCGACCACCTGCCACTCGGTGATGGTCTTCGGCGCCACACCGAGGATGGCGGCGATCTGTTCTTGTCCCTTGATCCGCATGCTTACTTACCCCATACGATCCGCCGCAACTAGAGCGCGGGCGGGGTTCGAATTACCCGTACTCGGCCCCTCGGCGGAGGACCCGGACATGGGGGGGTGGGGGTGCCCCACCCTCCCCCTCGAGGCGGCCGCGGTCATGCTCCCCCTCCCGGCCGCGCCGTCCGCAGCGCGGCGGCGAAGGACTCATCGAAGTGCCGAGCGAAGACGCGGCTGATCGTGGCCTGCGCCACCTGCTCGAAGCGATAGCGCGGCTGGTACATCGCGCGCGAGACGAACAGCAGCACGGGCATCACCGCGGAGCCCGTCGCTCCGAAGGCGATGCGGGCCCAGATCCCTCGCTGCAAGTGCTGCAGCTTGCGGCCCTTGCTCCACGAGTGTCGACCGAACGTGGCCTTGCCCGGGCCCTGGCTCACGAAGAACGCCTCGCGCTGCCGCTTGGCCTTGCTGCGCTTGCTGTTCGTGGCGTTGGCATCGAAGCCGGCAACGTTGAAAGCCTGCAGCTGACTCAGGATGCGAACGATCTGCCCTCGGGTCATGTTGCCGTACGCATCGAGCTCGGCGCCCAGCGCCGGAACCGCTCGCTCATCGGCCCTCATCACGCCACGCTGTACCAACAGCTCCTCGAAGCGCTTCTGCAAGCGAGCACCGCCGTGGATCTGAGGCAGGATGAAGTGATTGGGGCGCTGGCTGTCGCGCACATCAACCACCGCTGTGAGGTCCTGCTTCGTGGCCGGCCTCAGGCGCAGCGAGTTAAGGGTGAACGGCGTTGGCCGGTCGAACACGTTCGACATCTCGTCTCGCTCGGCGTCGATCACGTCTTTGCCCGTGAGGTTCATGGCCCGAGCCAAAGCGAACGGCACCTGCCGCTGGGCGATGTTGAGCGCCGCCTCGACCTGGTCGAAGTTGTTCCGCAGGTCGATCCTCATGAGCGTGCCTCCCGTGCAGGCGTCTGCACCTGATGCGCCACGGTCTCCGGATTGGCCGGGTCATCGCCACCAGGCCGCCGCATGAACACAGCGAAGTCGCAGGCATTGAGCACCGCGTACTCCTGCCACTCCGACACCGGATCGGACGCAGGGAACGGCGTGCCGAGGACCTGTCCGGCTTCCATCGCGTAGAAGTAGCCCGCCTCCTTCTTCACCGTCGCCCGCCGGAGGCAGGCATCGACGTGCTCGCGGCCCCACTCGAGGCGCATGCGGGCGATCCACTGCGCGGTCATCGGCATGCGTTCGCGCATGTCGGGTGCTTTGGCTGGCTGATTCATGGTGCTGGTCCTCCGATTGCGGACGGGGCTGGACGAGGGGTGGACGGCGAAAACCCGCATGGCTGCTGAATCCGTCCATCCGTCCACCCCGACCACCGTGTGTGGGTGAGCCGCGCCCGCGTGCGCGCGCACACACCCGCCCGCCTACCCGCGCGCCTGCGCATGTGTGTGGGGTGAAATCCCGCCGAGGGGTGGACGGGTGGACGGCTGGGGTATTTCCCCAACAGAATCAACAACTTGCGCCGTCCACCCCCCATGGACGGAGGGTGGACGGGGCTGGACGGCGGTGGCGTCAGGACCAGCGGGGCAGACGCGTAGACGCCTGCTCCGCTGGGGCGAGACCATCCCGCTTGGCATCCAGCCAGGCGCGAAGTGTTGAGATCAGAACGGCAGGTCATTGTCGCTGTCGTCCTCGAAAGGTGGTGGCCCCTCATCAGGGGCAGGAAGCGGCGATGCAACGGCCTCCGGCTTGGGCTGGCGCAGATAGCCACGCCGTCGCTTGCCAGTGGTCTCACGGAAGCGCACGAAGCCCAGCGCCTTCATCGCGTTCACGATGCGCGTATCCATCTGGCCGTTGCCGTCGATCCGGTCGGCCTTGATGTTGAGCGCCTTGTCGTAGATCTCGGTGCTCGGGAAGAAATCACGGTCGATGCGGGCCATGACCTTGGGATCGGGCCGGCTGGTGTCGTTCACGTACTCGTCGAGCACGTTCTCCCATTCGTCCACACGCTTGAACGGCGCCTGCTCGGGGAACACGAGCTCGCGCTCCTCCTCGCGGGTGGGCCAGTAGCGCTCGCCCGCGTTGACCCGATGCAGCGCCTCGGCCAGCAGCTGCGAGCGCATCGCCATCAGGGCCTCTACGTTGACCGAGTGCACCTCCAGCGGCCAGAAGCGGCGATCGCCCGTGGCGTCCTTCAGGAAGGTGTCGGCGTTGGTCGTGCCCACGTTCACCGAGTGCCGCGGCTGCTTGCGCATCTGCCCGCCGTAGGGAGGCCGGTACCAGTCCTCCTGGGCGGACAGGAACTGCTTGATCAGCGTCGTCTCGGACTTGTTGAGCGACTCGAGCTCGGCCGACTCGACGATCCAGGCCAGCTGCATCGCCATCAGGCTGTCCTTGTCTCCCACGCGGATCGCGTTGTCCGTGAAATAGGGAAAGGCCAGCGCACGGAACGCCGTCGACTTGGCCAGGCCCTGCTCGCCCTTGAGGATGAGCATGTAGTCGAACTTGCAGCCTGGCTGCATCGCCCGCTTGACGAGGCCCATCATGAAGCATTTGCCGATCAGCCGGGTGTAGGGCTTGTCCTCGACGCCATAGACGTCGACCAGCCAATGCTCGATGCGGGGCACGCCGTCCCACTTCTCGGCCTTGATCCAATCGTGGATCGGGTTGTACTTGCTCAGGCGTGCCGCCATGAGCACGCCGTCTCGCAGCGTGCCCTTTCCCTTGATGCCGAGGCGATACGTGCGCAGCAGGTACTCGCCGAGCATCAGATCGTCCTCTTCATCCCACTCGCCCGCCGGACGCCCCCACGGTGCATCCTTGGTGCGCTCGAGCAGCTGGCTGAAGTCATTCTTCTTGATCAGGCCCTTCAGGGTCGGATCGTTGAGCACGCAGTACAGGACGTTCTCGCGGCAGTCCTCCGGACGACCGCCCTTGCCCTTCACGAGCATGGCGACCACGTCGTCACGGCTGAACTCGTCGCCCGGGTCATCCGGATCCGGTGGCGGGCCGTCATCGCCGCCCCCTCCGCGACCACCCTGCCCCCCAGCGGGAGCCGGAGCGTCGCGATTTTTCGCGCTCCGCGCTGGCTTCGCGAGTTCCACGCCGACGAGGGGCGCCAGCCACTTCAGCGCATCGGCCGGCTTCGCAGCTGGCAGCCATTCCATCACCAGGTCGATCGGTGTGCGGGCACCAGCGCGCGCATCGCCCATGTCGGCCACGCCGAAGTCGACGATGCCGCCTGGCGAGATCGAAAGGTCCTCCTGCAGATCCCGCCCCAGCGCCTTTGAGGTGACCCGGTAGCCAGGGCCCGCGTCGAAGGTCTTGGCGTGCTCCCTGCCGCCGAACAGCTTCGGCACCCAGGCAGCGAGGTTGGCCATCGCAGCGTCCTTGACGCGCTGGAAGTCGTCCCCGCCCTGCCCCGGCGGCGCCGCGCTCGCAACCACTCGCGCCGGCGCAGGAGGAGCCGTGGGGCGCTTCGCTGCATGTGCGGCCGCTTTGGCGTCGTCGATCGTCTTGTGCAGACGTCGCAACGTCGTCTCGTCGATGGGGCGAACATCGGCCGGCGTGTTCGGAAAGCGCCGGCCAGTGCAGATGAAGTACTGGCTCTCGCAGAAGACTTCGACACCGATGTCGTTGCTCTTGTTCGTGCTGGTGTGGCCCAGCACGATGGCGTGCACGCCCTTCCCGCTCACCGAGATCTCGGTGTAGCTGTCGCACGCGGCCACGATGTTCCGGCAGCGCTCCGACCAAGATCCGTCGGCCTCCAGCTGGTCGTCAAGGTCGACGCCGATCAGGCCATCGTCGGGCAGGAAGCCGAACCCGATCCCGTGGTAGCCGCCTCGCTCGTAGGCCCTGCGCACAACCTCCAGCGTTGCGAGCCGCATGCGATCGCGTTCGTCGCCCTGCTTGCCCGCCCGCCGTCCGCCCTGCACGTAGTACGGCATCTTCACGGGCTTCTTCGCGCCCTCCTTGTGCTCGAACTTCCACAGGACCCATTGCTGGCGAGTCGCGAGCGACGCCGGGATCTCGTCCCACAGCGGCGGCTCGACTTCGGGGAACACGGGGGCCTCGCTCATCCGCGACGTCGGGCGTGGTCGATCATCCAGGTCGCAGCGCGCTGCGCCTGGTCAATGCAGATCCACCGCATCATTTGATCGCCTTCAGATTGCCAAGGGCGAGCTGCAGCTCGGAGGCCAGCGACTCGACGCGCTCGAGGGCGCGAGTCTGGCGAGCCTCAGGCGATTCCAGGAACTTGGCGGCCAGATAGGACATCACGGAGGCGACATCACCGGTCGCCTTGATATAGCCCTCCAGATCGTCGCAGTTGAACCGCTGCGTGTCGCCCTCGGGCTGGTTGAGCTTGCGAGACAGCACCGATGGGCTCAGATCCATCTTGCCGGCCAGGGCCGAGGCGTTCAGGCGCTGCTCCTGAACCCGAAACGCGATGTAGGCCCTCAGGCTCGGCCAATGCTCGGGAAGAGCGTGGTCGATGGTGAGGTTCAGATTGGCATGCGCAATAGATGACATTTCGAATTACCGTCTGTTGCCATCTCGAAAATGGGCAAAAAAAAGAGACTGCAGGCCATGAACCGCAGCACGAAGAAAAGCCCCCGCCGCCTCGACGCTCCCAACACCGCATACCTGCCCGCATGCGGCGTGGGAGGAGGGAGTGAATCGAACACGAGCGCGCCGATGCGGTCGGCGGCGGAGGGAAAGGGGGTCCCGCCCGAGTGCGGGGCAAGTCGCATGTCAGGCTTCCTCCCTCAACTCGTGGGAGCTGGGCGCAGAGCGCACCATGTGCTGATGCCTAGCCCTGTCAGTCAGCGGCAAATCTTCGAGCGTGAGTCCTGGGCACAGGGCGATCAAGCAGTCGGCCAAGCCGAGCTCGATGTGCTTCCCGCCATAGACGATCTGGTTAAGCGTTCCGCGAGTCGTCCCGGCGCGCTGGGCCAACAGATCGCGCTCCTTCACCTGGAGGGTTAGGTAGTGCTGCTTGAATCGATCCATCCCAAGACAATACCCACGGGTACTGCTCAAGTCAATACCTGCGGGTCATTTACCTTGGGGTATGTGTCAGCGACCATCTGCGCAATGGAAAATTACGAGCGCTTACAGGCTCTGCTTGCCTTTCTGCGGAAGCATTACTGCGGAGGTAATGCGGCGGAGCTCGCACGTCGCATCGGGCAGAGCGACAGCTACGTGAACCGGCTCTTCTACGCTCAGGGAAAAAATGGCGCGAAGGGCATAGGTCCGAAGATCATGCAGGCGTGCACGGAAGCCTTCGACCTGCCGCGCGGCTTCTGGGAAATGACTCCTGAGGAGGCGACGATTGAGCTAGCAGGCGGCGCGCCAAAACACACCCACGCCACCAGCGCTCCTCCTGCCATGCCCGAGGGCTCGATTCCAATCGACCCGAGCAAATCACATCGGATATGGGTCGTCGGCAAGGGCGCGGGCGGAATCTCCGAGAGGGTCTGGACCGATGGAGACCACCCGGTGGGTGCAACCGATCAGTACGGACTAGTCGCCAGCACCGACCCGCATGCGTTTCTGGTGGAGGTCTCGGAAGAAAGCATGATCCCCAAATACACGCCAGGTGATTTCGCTTTGGTCGAACCGGGGACGCCGCCAGAGTTAGAAGACGACGTCTTGGTGCGACTGAAATCCGGCCTGACGATGATAAAGCGGCTATTGTCTCAGCGCGGGGCATACCGGTTTGGGAGCTACAACTCCACTGCGGTTTTGCACTTCCGTTTTGAAGACGTGGACTGGGTCTATTACATAGCCCACCCCGTTCCCAGGAGAAAAATCACAACACTTTGGTGAAGTAGCCGTACAAATATTTTTTGAGGAGAGAGGTTTGAAGAAGGTAGCTTTTATTTGTGGCATGGCCGTTTTGGCCGGCTGCGCTGGCAAGCAGGAATACATACGACCCACAGGGACCGCAACAATCGAAGTCACCAAGACAGTTAATCGGCCACGATCGGAAGTCTGGGACAGAGCTGTCCCCCAACTCGGGAAGCAGTTCTTCGTGATCAACAATCTGGACAAGTCGTCCGGCCTCATAAATCTGAGCTACTCGGGTGATCCTGAGAAATACATCGACTGCGGCCGTGTCATCTCTTTTGTCCAAAATGCTCGAGGCGAGAGAACCTACAATTTCCCCGGGTCAAAGGCTCAATCGGAATACGAGATGATGCTTGACGGCACGCTTATCGCCGTATCGCGCCGCATGGATTTGGACGGACGGGTTAATGTGATCTTTGAAGAGGTCGATCCGCAAACAACCAAAGTCACAGCCAATGCCAGATATGTAGTCAAGCGAGACGTAACGATCCGCGATATGCGGGGAAACTCCCGCAGCACTTCGGCCTCGACCTCCTTCAACGGAAATGGAAACGGAACGCTGCCGCAGGCTCGCGCGCTTGAACCTGCGGAGTGCCGAGCCAACGGCGAGTTGGAGCGGGAGATCCTGCAGAACATCAACTGAGCCGTCGCAGAATCTAGACCGACCGCCAGACATCCCGAACTAAAGCCGCCCTAGAGGCGGCTTTCTTCATTTGGGGAAAGAACGCCGAAACAATACCCAAGGGTATTGACGTTGAACAATACCTATGGGTACCATCGCCACGCGCTGCACTTCTCGCAGCGAGTATGGAGATGGAAATGCCCTTAGGCGCACCCGCGACTTTCACCACCAAGCCGGCTCCCAACCACGGGGGCGTTGACGCTCAAACTTCGCCCCGCCAGCACGCGCAAAGCTCGCACGACCACCCCCGTCGCGGTCGTCGATCACCCTCCCCTGCGACTCGCCCCTACCGGTGCTTCTACGCACCGCTCGATCGCAACGGCGTCCCCACCAACACCGATGCCGGCGTCCTCCCCTTCATCGACCTGAAGGCGCCGAACGGCGAGGCGGCTCAACGCAAGGCTCACCTGAAGACCGGCTGCCCGGTCGCCAGCGTGGAACGCCTGGAGCACGCGGAGTGACCTCCGTGGCTGCCACGATCAACTCGCCGGGCCAGGCGGAGATCTGGATCCGCGAGGTCCGCTCACGCCGCCAGGCCTTCTACCGCTGCCCGACCCTCAAGGGTCGGGAGTCGTGGCAGAAGCTGTACCTCACGAACGCCGACAAGGCCCTACGCGTCGGAACCCTCGACGTCGGCAATGGCCTTGTGCTGCCTGTCGTTGTTTCACGCGAAACGACGACTGCGCCGAATCCTCAGCAGGCGCGCTTCGCCCAGCAGGCCCGCGAACTCAACCAGCAGCTCGATGCCCTCATGTCCTCGCGAGGTGCAGCATGAGCTTCGCACCGAACTTCCAGGACGTGCGCCGCGGCTCGTGCAAAACGCAGATGGTCGCCGACGAGCAGCCCTCGCACAACGCCGCACAGCTCTCGCCCGCCGAGTACCTGGAGCGCTTGAACGGCCGTTGCCGCCTCGATGTGCCCTCCGTCCGGGGTGAGCACAAGGTACAGATGCGCGGCACCGTGCCGGCGGAATGGGGCCTGTCGTGAGCGCGCAGCACACGCCGGGGCCGCGCCTCGCGTCAAACCAGATAGCCGTTCTTGAATGGTTCAGCACCCGCGAGTGGGTGCCGCATCGCGAATGGCGCGCCGAGATGACAACGACGACGCCGCGCTCGCTCTGCCGTCACGGCTTGCTCGACGTGGACCACACCAGGACCACCACGCACTACCGCATCAACGAGGCCGGCCGCGCCGCCATCACCAAGGCCACCGGGAGCGCAGCATGAGCCACGAGAACGAACAGCTCATCGCTCTCCAGCTGCGCGATCACGTGCGCGGCGAAGCGGCCAAGCTGCCCGACGCGGCCCTCCAACTGGTCGAGTCCCTGGCGTGGTCCATCCGCGGCGCAGTCGCCAAAGGCGAAGCGCAGCAGCCCGGCCTGGGCCAACTCGCGCTCGCTCTGGCCAGCGTCGAACTCCAGGCCGCGGTCTCGCAGGCCGTTGAGCCGCAGACGGAGAGCAGCACATGAACCGCGTCTACACGTACGCACTCGTCGCTGCAGTGGTCACCGCATGGCTGGTCGGCGGCGCCCTCTTGGAGGGCCCGAGCGAGACGGACGCACAAGAGGCCTCCGCCCTCGCGCATCGGGACGCCGTGCGCGCTGCCCGCCACGCTGCGGATCCACGCATCGCCCAGGCCACAGGAGAACAGCCATGACCAACGCCAGCGTCCAGACGTCTGCACCGGCCGTGGACCGCGACATGTTCGTGGACGCCGCGCACGGATCGCAGGCCTTCGATGGTGCGATCTACGAGTTGCACGGAACCATGGCTGCCGCGGCAGAGGTGCGCGTCAAGATGGCCCGCGACGGCCTGACCGCGCTCCCAGTGCTGTGCATGGAGGTGCGGCCGATTCACGGCGGGCACGGCCGCACCCTGCACGCCGAGCAGACCTACCCCGAGGACGGCCGGGAGGCCGCAGAGGCGAAAGCCGCCACCCTGAAGAAGGGTACCCCCATCACCCTGCTCACCAGCCTGAAGGACATGCGCACGATCCTGCCGCACGTCCAGGCCGTGGAGCCGTCTCTTCCCGCGTGAAGGTTTCACATGGCAACCACCACCATCACCCTCATCGACCTGGCCGACGGCCAGGTCAGCGTCAGAACCGACGCTGACCGCCCAATGATCGGCCGGGGCATCACGCCGGCTCAAGCATTGGCGATGGAGCTTCTCGGCACGTCCTTCAAGCGCGGCGCTGAGGTTCTCTACGACGCGCAGTCGGTTCCGGCCGTTGCCCTGGCGCTCGAGTTGCTGGACCCGGAAGGACTTGGCCACGCAGTGCCAGGCGAAGTCCACGATCGGGCCCGCCGCGCCCTTGGCCGCGATCAGGTCGCCACCGCCCGCTCTGTGGGGGTCGACATCGACCGAGTGCATCACACGCACGGGAGGCGTTCATGAGCGCCCTCCTGCTATTGGTCAGCACCTTTGTCCTCGTCTTCGCGCTGGGACTGCAGAGCCAGCTGGTGAACAACGGGCACTTCGTCGCAGCATTCCTCAACAGTGCCGTCATTGGCATCTGCAACCTGGTGCTCTTCAAGCTAGCGCCCGAGGCCAGTGGCATCGAGATCGCGGCGTATCTGATCGGCGGGCCCTTCGGCATCGTGGCGAGCATGTGGGTCTACCGCTGCTCGCGTGACGCCTTGCAGGATCTCGCGGACCTCGGGCGCTCCATCTCTGGGGGCAGCAAGCCATGAGCGAACGCTACACGACCGCACGCATGCCCTCAGCGCGTCCCTTAGGGGCGCGCAGCGTGATGGAGGGGACCTATTCGGGCACGGAGCTCGCCAACACTTCAGCGCGCCCGGGCGCCTACGACGCCATGAAGTTGCCGAGCCTCATCAGCGGCCGGCAGGTTTCTCGAGAGCAGCAGCGCGCCGAACTCTTGGCGCCGCTGCCGGCTCCACCGGCGCCCGCGAGCCACTGCGCAGCCGCCACGGATGCGCCCGAATCCGTGCAGCTGCCGCATCCGGTCGCGCCGCCCACCGCGGTGCCGCAGCCGGCGGCGGCGACGGTTGACAAGGCCCCCGCTTCCTACCGCCCACGCGAAGGTAGCGGCCCACATCGCGTTTTGCAGCACCTGAAGGAGCACGGCGGCCACCTGCTCTACGCGGACATCTGCCGACAGTTCGACATCCCGACTCATTCGCTGACTGCGATTTTCAAGCCGGCGCTCGCGCGCGGCGCACTCGTTCAGCTTCAGATTCAGATCGGCGAATCGCGCCGCCGCGCCCTCGCGCTGCCCGGCTATGTCCCGCCGACGGGCGTGAAGACCGTGCGAGTGGGCGACGTCGTCGGAAGAGTGCAGATGCGCCATCTACCGGAGCCTCGCCCAGCTGACCCATTCGCCTCATCGGCGGCCGACCTTAGCCAAGCGCTTCAGGTCGCCGCCCCAGCGGTGGCCGAGCTACGCCGTGCGCTCGAGCACGCCGGCCGCTTGCTCCAACAGCTCGCAGCGGCCCTCCCCTCTTCTCTTCACCAGTAAGCGAGTCACCATGTCCACCAAAGAATTTGCGTCCGACAGCGGCGCCGCCCTCGCCGAGGAGACTGGCAACGACAGCCAGTTCGCCATGCTGGATCTGGCGCTCATCACGCCCAGTCCGACGAACCCACGCAAGACCTTCGACGAGGCCAAGATGCTCGACCTGGTCGAGAGCATCGTGGCCAGCGGCGTGCACCAGGCAATCCTCGTGCGGCCGTTGCCGCCCCATCGCCTCGAGGACACCTTCCGCAACCGCGGCGACGGCATGCCGCTGCCCACGCACGAGATCGTGTCCGGTGAGCGGCGCTTCCGCGCCAGCCAGCACGCGGGCCTGAAGACCATTCCCGCGATGATCCGCCAGCTCAGCGATCAGGCCGTGCTGGAGATCCAGATCGTCGAGAACCTCCAGCGGGACGACCTCACCGAGCTCGAGGAGGCCGAGGGGTATCAGCGCCTGTGCGACGAGACGGGCATCGCGAAGGAACTCGTCGGCGAGCGCATCGGCAAGAGCCGGAGCTATGTCTACGGGCGCATGAAGCTGCTCGACCTGACCAGCACGCCGAGAGAGGCGCTGCGCACCGGCGAGATCGACGCGAGCAAGGCGCTGCTCATCGCGCGGATCCCGGATGAGAAGCTGCAGATAAAGGCCCTTGCCGCGGCCACCGAGAAGGACCACCAGGGAACGCCTCGGCTCAGCTACCGGGCGCTACAGACCTGGGTGCAGCAGAACGTGATGCTCAAGCTCTCGGCGGCTCGCTTCTCGATCGTCGATGCGAGCCTGGTCCCCGAGGCCGGCGCCTGCCCGAGCTGCTCCAAGCGGACCGGCGCAGCGCCGGAACTGTTCTCCGACGTCGACGGTCCAGACGTCTGCACGGACCCGAAATGCTTCCACTCCAAGGAGGATGCCCACTCGACCGCACTGGTTGCGAGCGCCCGAGCCAAAGGCATGGACATCATCGAAGGCCGCGAGGCGAAGGAGGTGATGCGCTCTGGAAGCACCAGCAACCTCGCCGGCTACACCGCCCTCGACGACTGCTCTACGCCCACGGGCGCGCCGTTGAGGGAACTGCTGTCGGCCAGGGAAGTGAAGAAGGTCGCGCTGCTCGTTGCGCCCGACTCCGGCACCCTGATCGAAGTCATCGCAGACGAATACGCCGGCAATGCAAAGGCTCGCGCTCGTCCGGCCGGCACGTCCGCCAAAGAGCGCAAGGCTGACGCCGAGTACAAGGCGAAGGAAGAAGCCAGAGATCTCGCACTCGAGTACCAGCGCCGCTGGCGAGCGGCCGCGATCGCCGAGCTCAAGCCTCGCGTGCTGGCAGGTGAGGTGACGGCACTGACGGCCAACATGATGCGCCGCCTGCTGTTGGAGCTTTCGGGAGCGGAGCAGCGCTGCAGCGAGGAGGACTGCGCGGACGCACTCGGGCTCAACGACTACGACAACGAGCTCTTCCACTCGACTGTCCGGGCGGCCGAAGACACTGAAGTCGGCATCCAGGTCGTGCTCGCAATGCTGCTGAGCGATCGTATTGCCCGCCAACATTGGGTTCAGGGAGCGCGAGCGATCGACGAGTCGGCGCCAATGATCGAGGAGCTGGCCGAGCTGCTGGGCGTCGACATCGGCGCGATCAAGGCCGATGTGCAGGAACAGATCCGGTTCGAGCGCGCGCCCAAGGACGCCTCCGGCGCGGACCTGGCTGCGCAGCCCGAGGGAAGTGCGAAGGGAGAAAAATCGAAGTCGAAGCCTGCGGCGCCGGCGAAGAAGGGCAAGACCTCGAAGGAAGAGGCCTCCGCAAAGATCGCCGAGGCGCTTCAAGAGTTGGAGGACCGCGAGCAGGGAGAGATCCAGGCGCCTGACGGCGCAGAGCCTGACAAAGGCGCGGCACTTGCCGCGCCGGGCAGCACGCCTGCCCTGCCCCAAGTCGGTGATCGCGTTTCAGTGGATCAGGTCGACGACGTTGATCACCAACGGGAGGGCGTCGTTCTCCAAGTCCTGGCCAGCGGGAAGGCCCGCGTGCAACTCGACGGCGACGAGGAGGGAAAGCTGGTCCCCATCGGCTGGCTCTACGTAACCGCTACCGGTCTGTGGCCATTTCCCCTCACAGAGCGGGCAGTCACCATGCAGGCGCCTGCTTTGAAGGCCGGCGACCGCGTGAAGGTCAAGGGGAGCATGGCCTCGGGCTTCCTGAGCGAGCACATCGGCAAGGAGGGTGTCGTCAAGCGGGCCGTCGACGGCACGACGAAATGGGTCGTGAACCTGGCTCGGCCCAAGAAGGCCGCGAAGCTCGTCGAGCTTGAGGCCGACACGCTCGAGGTGCTGGCATGAAGGCGGTTGAAATCCGGCACTTCCATGCCTTCGTCGGCCTCGGCGGCGGCGCGCGCGGCTTCAACAAGGCGAATCCGCGCGTCGGCAACCTGCAGGCGAAGTTCCGCTGCATCGGTGGGATCGACGTCGACGCCGCGGCTATCCGCGACTTCAATCGGCTGGCGAACGCCACCGGCACGGTGCTGGATCTCTTCGATCGCAGCCAGTTCGAGGCCTTCCACGGCCGGCCTCCGCCGGCGGGCTGGACCGAGGCCATGCCGGCGGACATCCACCGCGCCGCCGGCTACGAGCGCCCGCACATCGTCTTCCTTTCGGCACCCTGCAAGGGTTTCAGCGGTCTGTTGTCCGAGGGCAAGAGCAAGACCGACAAGTACCAAGCCCTGAACCGCCTCACGCTGCGCGGCGTCTGGCTGATGCTGGAGGCCTGGAAGGACGATCCGCCGGAGCTGTTCGTCTTCGAGAACGTGCCTCGCATCGCGACCCGCGGCCGGCACCTGCTCGACCAGATCGTCGACCTGCTGCGCAGCTACGGCTACGCGGTGGCTGAGACGACGCACGACTGCGGCGAACTCGGCGGCCTGGCACAGAGCCGCAAGCGCTTCCTGCTGGTGGCGCGGCACATCGAGAAGGTGCCGCCGTTCCTGTATGAGCCCGAGAAGCGACCGCTGCGCGCCGTGGGCGACGTGCTCGGCAAGATGCTGATGCCCGGGGATCTGCGCGCGGGCCCAATGCACAGGGTGCCGTCGCTCCAGTGGAAGACCTGGGTTCGTCTCGCATTCGTCGAGGCCGGCAGCGACTGGCGCAGTCTGAACAAGCTGGCCGTGGAGAACGGGCACCTGAGGGACTACCTCATCGTGCCCGACATGCACAACGGCGCGCTGGGTGTGCGGGAGTGGTCGGAGCCTTCGGGCGTGGTCGCCGGCGCCAGCCGGCCGCACGACGGCTCCTTCTCGGTGGCAGACCCGCGCCAGCAGCTCTATGCCGCCGGCTACGGTGTCACCGAGTGGGACGTGCCGAGCGGCGCCGTGGCGGGCGAGTCCCTGCCGTCGAACGGCAAGTTCGCCGTGGCCGACCCGCGCGCGCCGGCAGCAGCCGCGCAGTACCAGCAATACGGCGTGCTCGACTGGGCCGAGCCGATGGGAGCAGTGATCGGCGTGAAGTCACCCGGCCAGGGCACCTTCAGCGTCGCTGACCCGCGCGGCCCGCAGGACCGCAAGCCCTTCGCCAAGTACGCGGTGACGGAGTGGGACGCGAGCACCGGCACCGTGATCGGCGGCGACGACTCCGGCGCCTACGCTGTGCAGGATCCGCGAGCCGGCGGCGTGCGGCACAACAACGTGTTCCGCGTGGTGCAGTGGAACAAGCCCGGCACGACAGTGACAGCCGGCACCGGCCCGTCTGCTGGCGGCACTGCTGTTGCCGATCCGCGCCCGGACTGGCATGGTCGCCATGGCCACCTCCACGTCGCAGACTGGGAGCACGCGAGCCGCACTGTGACCGCTGGCGGCAAGGGCGTCCAAGGCGGCTATCTGTCCGTCGCAGATCCACGCAGCGGGATAGCGCGCGACAAAGGCGATGCCTACCTCACGGCGGGCCACTACGGCGTCATTCCATGGAACGAAACGGCCGGCGCCGTCAGTGCGGCCGCTTGCCACGACAACGGCCGCTGGAGCGTCGCCGACCCCCGGCCGATGCCGGCGCCTGCCGACAAGGTGGTCTGTCGCATCCAGGCGCTGGACGGCACGTGGCACCGGCCCTTCACCACGCTGGAACTCGCCGCGCTGCAGTCCCTCTTCGATCCCGAGGAGCGCTTCGAGCTGGACGGGCTGAGCGATCAGGCTTGGCGCGAGCGCATCGGCAACGCGGTGCCCAGCGATGCTGCCTGCGCGATCGCCGAGGTGATGGGCACCACGCTGCTGCTGGCCATGAGCGGCGAGACCTTCATGCTATCGGCCCAGCCGATCTGGGTGCGGGACGTGGCTATGGCGCTGGCTATGCCGGGGACAGTGTGATGTCAGTCCTTCGATCGAGTCGTGTGAAGCACTTGCTCGTTCAGAGTTGCGGTCTGCACAGGCAAGTCGCTGCCTCGTTGGAGCAACGAGGTCCTGAGCGTTTGCTCCAAATTCAGAAAGTTGTCGATTGCAACGTTTATGTACGGCGTTCGGCGAGCATGCGGCGTCTTGGCAGGATCTGTATCGAACATGAGGCCACCACCTGGCGTCGCGTTTTCAATGCCAAACCTGAGCGTTGTCACTATCGAACGGGCCTCGGCGATGGCATAGGAGGCATACAGATCCGGGACATCCAACACCGGTATCGACGCAACGAAGTCAACCATTCTTTCCAACGACTGCAACTCGAAGGACATCTCTTTGCGCATTTGCTCGCGACTCGCTATCTCCAGCCGTCGCAGGATCACGATGCACTGAAAGAAGACGCTCGCGATGGCCGAGAGCCTGCGCACCTCCTCTGCAACCTTCGCCTTCTCGCGATCGGCTTCAATACGAATCAGGTCATCCGCTCGTTGCTGGGCCTGCTTTCGGACCTGCCACCAGATGCCGAGGCCGGCACCGGCGACAGCCAAAAGCGAACCCCATGCCTGCACCCACGATGCGCATTCGCTCGGGCTCAAGCCGCGTACGAGCACGCACGTCTCCCATGGGCCATCAAACATTTCCGCCTCCTCAGTTGTGTGAGAGACGGAGTATCGCGCTGCTCAGACGTCCAGATCGAACTGGGCCTGCAGGGTGCGGATGATCCTCGCGATGTCGGCACGATGCGTGCCGCGATCGCTGACCACGGGCACGGTCCAGCTCGGGCCGTCGTCGCCGCTGACGCCGGTCCCGACCACACCGCTGCGGTGCACGTCCGTGACCTGGCCGCGCAGGTCGGGTATCGCCTCGATGCGCTCTATCAGCAGCTGCTGCAGTTGCTCAGCAGTGCGGGTGGGCTTAGCCATGGATCATTTCTCTCCGCCTTGCCGGAGAAGGTCGACGAGCTCCCGCTGCCTATGTTCGCTCCGCAGGCCTTCGTAGGCATTCCTCAGGCTTTCGTCACTCACCATGGCCCTGACGAAAGCTTCATTCGAGATATCGCACTCGCTCTCGGCAATGCCGTGCCGTCGAGCCAGCTTCACGAGGCGCTTATGCAAACGTCCAATATTGCCCACAAAGTACCTCGACGCTTGACTCCAAGAATCTCAAAGTATTCCGCAACAACGAAGGAGACGCACATCGCGCCGCCCGAGTTCATTGGCCGAACCCTTCTTCTGGTTCGGCGCATTGACATGTCAAGCGTCGTAGCCTCAATTGAGCGCTTGCAGTACGGCGCCGATGGCGAGCACCACGAAGCCGATAAGTTGATGCCGAAATTGGCTCTTCATCTCGTCCCCGAGCCTCTGAATGATGTGTTCCATCGAGTCAATCGTGATCTTGAAATCCGACAAAGCTCTGGCAGTTCGCCAAGCTTGGAAGACTATGTATGCGGCCGCCAGCACTTGCACCGCGATGCCGATCTTGTTGAGTGTCTGAGGGTCCATGCGCGGCAGTTTAACGAGCGTCCCGGATGCCAGGGCGTGGACGAAATCGAAGACGACGGCGAGGAGGACATGCAATGACCCACGGCCGCCCTCCCCGTCGACCTCGCCGCATGGCGGTGAACCTGGTCAACATCGCAGCCGCGCGCGCCACGCTCCTGACACAGGCCGAGCGCAACCAGGTTCTGGACCCTTTGCGCGGCGCAGTAGCAGCTCTACGCCGCGGCGTGGCTACCGAAATTGAATGGCAGCTCGCCTGTACTGCCGTGAACATCGGCGATGCGATCGAGAAACAGGGCGTGGTCCGCGGGCTCGCTGAGCACCTTCACAGCATCGATCTGGCCTTGTTCGAGATCGGCAAACGCGCTCGCGCCGGCGGCGAATGGCGGTCGCCGGCGCTCTACTACGAAGAGCGCGACTTGATGGATCTGCTCGTCGACCTGCACAGCCACCAGGTGAAGAGCCTTTCCTACGGCGAGTTCATTCGCGCGCGAGACAAGGCCGTCGCTCAAACGAGCAGCACGCCAGGCGGGCGCGTCGTCGAGTTCGAGCCGCAGCAGGGAGTACTCGCATGACAGCACGCCCCCTGTACCTCGACAAGTCATCCGTGGCCGAGTTCGTGGCCCTGTCCGTCGCCACGATCGAGCGGCTCGTGCGCGAGAACGAGTTTCCCAAGCCGCGAGTGCTTTCACGCCACCGCGTCGCGTGGCTGGTTCGCGAGGTCGAGGAGTGGGCAGAGAGCCGCCCGGCCTCTGAGCTGCCGCCTCCACCCAACACGGGCGTCAAGCGCCGCTCCTCGGCTTCGGCCAGAGCTTCCGCTCACATCGACCGATCAACCTGAAAAGGGCTTTCCGCGCGCCAGCTGCTCCAGCTTTGCGTCCAGCGCGGTCAGCCACTTCCGCCGCTCTTTGTCATAGCCATGGCGGTTGTAGACGCCCTGGACGCCAGGCTGTACATGCCCGAGGATCGCCTCGGCCACGCTGTCGGGGCATTGAAGACTGGCCAGCAGCGTGCGCGACGTGCGTCGCAGATCGTGCGGCGACCATGCCGTGACAGGAAGGCGCGCGCGTTCCAGGTGAGGATGCGTCTTCGAGTGCGGCAGACGGTAGTGCACAGCGACTCCGATCGTCTTCTGCTCGACGTGGCCAAAGCGCCCAGGCGAAGGAAACAGGTAGCCGCCGGCCGCGTTCTTCAAGCGCCGACGAACGATGACTTCGGCCCTACCGACCAGCGGCACCCGCAAATCTGTAGCAAGCTGAATGCGCGCGTTTTTGGTTTTGGCCTTCGGCACAGTCCACCACAGCCCGTCCTGCTCTTCGGTGATTTCCGACGCATGCATGGCCATGATCTCGGCACCGCGCGCTGCAGTCCAAAGATAAAGCGTCAACGCATCGTCGGCCAGAGCGGGGAAGTTCGGCAGCCATCGAATGAGGGTGCCTACCTCATCACCGCTCAAGGCCCGCTTGCCCGCCCCCACATGCTTGCCTTCGACGACCTTGCCCTTGCTGCGCAGCCGGCCCCGCATGATGAGCCGCCACCAATTCGGCGCCGTTTCCGGCAGGCGCCCCGCGTCAAGGGCGTAGTCCCATGCGGCGCCGAGCTCCTGGCGAAGCAACGCCGTCTGAACCGGCGTCGACATCCTCTTCTCCAGAAAATCAAAGGCCTGTGATCTCGTGAGCGTGGACGCCTTCACGTTCGACAACTCGCCGAGCTGGCGGTCCATGATCCGCCGGACCTCAGTCGCACCCTTCGGCTTGCGATGGACGTCCACATGGCCCGCGAGATAGTCATCGACCACGTCACGCACTGAATAGCGGGCTTGCTTTGCCGCTGGCGCCGCCTCGGTCCTAGCCTGGCGCTTCTCCGCGACCGGATCCACCCCGCTCTCTCGAAGCGCACGCAAGGCTTCCCACGCCCCGATCGCCGCCGCCTCGCTCATCTCGGGCCAGCGGCCGATCACGGTCTGTCGCATGCGTCCATCGACGGGCGACTTGTACCGGTAAATCCAGCTGCGCCGGCTCTCGCTTGCCTGCAATCTCAACCCAGGGCGTCCGTCCAAGATAATGTGTTCGCCAGGCTTCAACAGCTTGGCCGTTCGCGCATCAAACCGCAT